TAAATGAACATCAGTATAAAGCGAATTTTAGAATTGATAAAGAAATAAATGCTTCCTCTTTGATAATGAGTATATTAAACAATAAATAATAAACAATTAAATAATAAATAATTATGCAACAGCAACAACAAGGACCACCTATTGATTTAAAAAACACTACACCTATTGAAAATTTTGAAGGTGGAGCTTTATTCTCACAAGGAGTAATACTAAGATCAGTTTCTAAGTTTGTAATGGGTACAGGTGAAGATGCTCTTCTACCAATTCCAGTTTTTTATGACTTAACAAGTAAAAAAATACTAGCATCATCAATTCCAAAGGAACTAAGAGAAGAATATAAAGATCATATCCTTTAAAAAGTATTTTCATAGATAGATATCTATCTATAATCCTACCATATGTATAACCAAAACGTATGGTAGGAATTTATAAAATAACAAACCCCAATGGTAAAGTTTATATTGGTCAATCAATTCACATTGATAAAAGATTTTACCAATATAGGAAAAAAAGGAAAGAATGTATTGGGGTTAAAATTTTAAACTCTTTAATTAAATATGGAATTGAAAACCATAGTTTTCATATTTTAGAAGAATGTGAAATTGATGTTTTAAACCAAAAGGAAATATATTGGATAAATTATTATGATAGTATAGAAAAAGGTTTAAATCTAGAATTAGGGGGAAGTGGCGGTCCAAGAAGCAAAGAAACTAAAGAAAAGATTAGAAAAAGTAGTATTGGAAAAAATTCTAAAAAAATTAAACAATATAATTTAAATAATCAGTATATTAGAACTTGGAATTCCATTGTAGAAGCTGAAAGAGTTTATGGGAAAGGAATTAAGGGTGTCTTATCAAAGAAAAAATATACCGCAGGTGGGTGTATTTGGAGATATGAAAATGAAGATTTACCTTCCAATTATAAAATTCCTGAACATAAGAATAAAAAAACAATTATACAATGTGATTTAAAAGGGAATTTTATAAAAGAATGGAGTAGTACAATGGAAGTACAAAAAACCCTAGGATATAATAATAGTAATATATCAATGAATGCAATAGGTAAATCAAAAACAGCATATGGCTATAAATGGAAATATAAAAACAACATTTGATTGGGTTAAACATATAAACCAATATAAGACACCTGTAGAATCATTTACAGATGCAGATTGGGATAAATTCAATTCATATGTTATACACAGAGTCATCAGCATGAACTCTGACTATATAGAAATTGTAAATTATGTACAGGATTTCCCTCCACAAGAAAAAAGAATGATTTATTCTATTTATAAAGAATTCATTCCTAAAAATAATAAATGGAGTAAATATGTTAAATCTAAAGTAAAACAACCTAATAAGGATTTAATAGACCATATTAAAGATTACTTCCAATGTTCAAGCAAAGAAGCAAAAGAATATATAGATATATTGGCTTCCACAGAAATTAGTCGTATATTATCCACCAGAGGATTAAATAAAAAAGAAATAAAACCATTATTAAAATGACAAAAGAACTTTATTCTATGTTAAAAACATCTGCTGAAGCAGATAAAGCAAAAGCATTATTATCCCTTGAATTATTAGGTAATAAAGCAGTTGGTATTGGAGACCATTCTACAGAAGACTTTTATAAAAATGCTGAAGAAGCACTTGTAATGTTAGTTGATGCAGATGATAGATTATCAACATTAGTAAAATATTTTAACCAACCTCAAAAACAAATCAATGGGTAATTCAATCAAAAAATACTTTACAGATATGAGTGATAGAGAAATTATGGATGCCAAATACCCAAGCAAAAAAATCAAAGAATTTATGGATGATGAAACAAATCAAATTATAACTATTTTTGAAGAAGAATACCCAGAATTATCTAATGAGTTTCAAATTATACAAGAAGAACAATACGAGTTATTTGCTAGAAAAATGATGGATTATGGTTTAAATAACGTAACTTTAGGCGGAGATATCGTTAATAATAGCGATGATAAAAAATTCTCACTAACTGGGTTAACTATTAGATTAACCGATAAAATAAACCGATTGAGAAATTTAGTGGTGAGCGGTAAACAATACGTTAAAGACGAAGGTATGGAAGATACATTCATTGATATCGCTAATTATGGAGTAATAGGAATGCTGGTTGGAAGAAATAAGTGGAAAAAATAGTTTGGCAAAAAAAATCCCAAAAATAGTAAAAGAAATAAGAAATAATCCACCTTCCCCGGTGAATTATGCATATCAAAAAAATATATCATATTCTCAGATGTCTATTTTTAGAGGGTGCCCTCATAGATGGAAACTTCAGTATAAAGATAAAATTAAACGATTTACGTCTTCTATTCATACTGTATTTGGAACGGCCATCCATGAAGCTATGCAGCATTATTTAGATGTAGCATATGAAAAATCATTTGCTGCTGCTGATAGGGAAATAGATATACAGGAATATTTTCAAGAAGCTTATATAGGTGAATACCAAAAACAATACAAATCAAACAACTCAGAACATTTCTCAGATGCGGTTGAAATGAGAGAATTTTTCGAGGATGGAGTTGCTATCTTAGAATGGTTTAAGAAAAAACGTAGTAGATATTTTAGTAAAAAAGGTACTTATTTAGTTGGTTGTGAAATACCCATTGTAATAGCACCAAATAAAATGTTAAATAACGTGTTATACATGGGGTATCTTGATGTTGTCACATACCATGAAGCAACAGAGACATTTAAGATAATCGACATCAAAACCAGTACTAGTGGATGGAATGACTATGCTAAGAAAGATGAAAACAAACAATTCCAACTACTCCTTTACAAACAGTACTTCTCAGAACAATATGGGATACCCTTAGATAAAATTGAAATTGAGTTTTTTATTCTTAAAAGAAAGGTATTAGATTATGATGATGAAAAACTTATGTCCCCATATCAAGCTTACAGGGTACAACAGTTTGTTCCTCCTAGTGGGAAAATTAAATTAGGTAGAGCTAAAATGGCTATTAATGATTTTATTAATGAATGTTTTAATTCAAATGGAAAAATAAAAGAAGCAGATTACCCAAAATCACCTTCTAAATGGAATTGTCGTTTTTGTCCTTATGGAGAAGATAAAGAATTATGTGGAGCCGCGGAACATTTTTCGTAAGTTCATACATATGTATATATAATAAATAACGTTTTAATAAATAAAGATTATGAGTAATTCAAAAAAGATGACACTAACTAGTGTTAAAGTTCAAGGTGACTTATTCGAACAATTTAAGATTGAGTGTGTAAAACGTAAATTTTCATTCCAAAAATTAGCAGATCGTGCTTTATTTTTGTATCTTACAGATGAAGATTTTCGAAAACAAATAACCAATCAAGTAAATATCGAATTATAAATTTATGAATAAAGATTTTAATCATATCCCTAAGGATAAAAGAAAAAAAATATTATTAATTTGTGATGATATCAGAGTACACTCAGGAGTGGCAACAATTGCTAAAGAAATAGTATGTGGCACGGCTCATCATTTTAATTGGGTCCAAATAGCTGGTGCTATAAAACACCCAGATAAAGGTAAAAAATTAGATCTATCTTCCAGTACTAATATTGAAGCGGGTATAGAAAATTCTTCTGTGTTTTTATATCCAACTGATGGTTATGGTAATACAAAAATATTAAGAGAAATACTTAACATAGAAAAACCAGATGCTATTATGTTATTCACAGATCCTAGATATTTTACTTATATATTTAATATGGAGCAAGAGATTAGAAAAAATATTCCAATTGCCTACTTAAATATCTGGGACGATTATCCTGCTCCAATGTATAATAAACCATATTACGAGGCTTGTGATTTATTAATGGGAATTTCAAAACAAACTGTGAATATTAATAAAATAGTATTAAAGGATTGTAAAAAGGATAAAATATTTAAATATCTCCCTCATGGTAAAGACCCAAATAAATATTTTCCTTTAACTAAAGAAACAAAGGAATTTAAAGATTTTAAAAAATATCTATTCAATGGTGATAAACCTGAATTTGTAGTATTATTTAATTCAAGAAATATTAGAAGAAAACAAATTCCTGATACTATAATGGCTTTTAGAGCATTTTTAGATTCATTATCTGAAGAAAAAGCTAAAAAGTGTAGACTTGTGTTAAAAACAGAAATGGTTACTGATGCAGGTACTGATTTAGATAAAGTTAGAGAATATATTTTAGGAGAAAAATACCCAGATGCTTGCATTATATTAGAAAATAAATTTACAGAAGCTCAATTAAATTATTTATATAATATAGCTGATGTTCAAATTTTATTAACTTCAAATGAAGGTTGGGGTTTAACTATTACAGAAGCAATGTTGGCTGGAACACCTTATATAGCAAATGTTACTGGAGGAATGCAAGATCAAATGAGGTTTGTAGATAATGAGGGTAAATGGTTTGAACCTAGTTCTAATATACCATCTAACCATAAAGGAACTTACAAAGAACATGGTGAATGGGTATTCCCAGTTTACCCTTCAAGTAGATCAATTCAAGGTTCCCCTAAAACACCTTATATTTTCGATGATAGATGTAAATGGGAAGATGCTTGTGATAGGATTAAAGAAGTATATGAGTTAACAAGTGAAGAACTTAAAGCTAGAGGTTTAAAAGGTAGAGAATGGGCTTTAAGTGATGAAGCAGGTTTCACTTCTAATCACCAATCAAATAGAATAATAGAATCATTTAATGAATTATTTAGTACCTTTAAACCCAGAGAAAAATATGAATTAATTAATGCTACTGAATATAAAGGAAATTTTTTAACCCATAAAATAATATATTAATGAATAAACCAAGATTTGTAATATCATCTCCTTTTGATACTTACAGTGGATACGGGGCACGCTCACGTGACATTATTAAATCCATTATAAAAAGCGATAAATATCAAGTTGAATTATTATCACAGAGGTGGGGAGATACTTCATGGGGTTTTTGTAAAGATAATCCTGAATGGGTTTTTTTACTTAGTTACTTAGCAAAAAGAGAATGGCAACAAACCCCTGTTGATTATTGGATACAAATTTCTATACCAAATGAATTCCAACCTGTAGGTAAATTTAACATTGGTATAACAGCAGGAATAGAATCAGACCAAACAAAACCAGAATGGATTGAAGGGTTAAATAGAATGAATATGAATTGGGTGTCTTCTAATCACGCAAAATCCGTATTTGAGAACTTTACATTTAAGAAAATTGATAAAAGAACAAACCAAAATCTGGGAATATTAAAATCAGAAAAACCAATAGAAGTGGTATTTGAAGGTGCTAATTTAGATACTTATAAAACACTTGATAAATCTACCCCTAAAAATATTGATTTATCTGATGTTAAAGAATCATTTTGTTACTTATTTGTAGGACACTGGATGCAAGGAAGCTTTGGACATGATAGAAAGAATGTAGGTGTTTTAGTAAAAGAATTTTATGAAACTTTTAAAGATATTAAAGGAAACAAACCTGCCCTTATTTTAAAATCATCTACTGGAACTTCTTCTTACATAAGTAGGGAAGAAATTTTAAATAGGATTTCTAAAATTAAGCGCAACATAAAGTCTAAAAATCTCCCTAATATTTATTTACTCCATGGTGATTTTACTGATAAGGAAATGAATGAATTATACAATAATTCTAAAGTAAAAGCTATGGTTTCAACTACTAAAGGTGAAGGTTTTGGTAGACCATTATTAGAGTTTTCAACAACAGGAAAACCAATTATAGCTTCTGGTTGGTCAGGTCATATAGATTTTTTAAATTCTAGCTTTACTACTTTACTTAAAGGTCGTTTAGAAAAGGTCCATCCTTCTGTTGCTAATGATTGGTTAATAGCTGAGTCAAAATGGTTTCAAGTAGATGTTCCACATTTAAAAAGTTCTTTAAAAGCAATATATAAAAAATATAAAACACATTTACTAAAAAGTAAACAACAAAAACAATATGTTAAAACTAATTTTAGCTGGGAAAAAATGCATTCCCTAATACATGATATATTAGATGATGAAAAAAAAGTACCTAAAATAGCAAAACAAGTAGAATTAAATTTACCCAAATTAAATTTACCTAAACTTAAAAAAGTATAAACAATATGAATTTTGATAAAATAATAGATTGTCCTAGATCCGGTGGTGATTTATGTTATAAGACAGAAATAAATAAAGACATTACTAATTACTACAGCTTATCCTGTGGGTTCTGGACCAATTCTTTAATGACAGAAGGTTCTGAGTTTTATGAAGAACAAGTAAGTATTTTACCTGAGATTTATAAAGACTTAGCATGGACTGATCCTGAAACTAAATTAATATGGCTTCCTAATACAGTTAATGTTAAAGAAAAAGGAATGATATTTGCATCAGGTGCTAATGTGGAAGATTGGAAATGGGGCGCAGTAAAAACAATTGAAATTCCAAAAGAAGACCAAGAAAAGTATAAAGGTGAAAAATATAGAGCAGATATGACTACTATAAAATACTTTGAAGAACGTGATTTTATGGATGCTCTTTCTTATATTGGACTATTACCAGAATAAATATGAAGATATCTTATGCTATAACTTGTTGTAATGAGTTTCTTGAAATACAAAAACTTATTCCCTTTCTTTTAGAAAATAAAAGAGTCAATGATGAAATAGTTGTTCTTTTTGATCAAAAAAATGGAGACTTAGATGTTTTAAATTATTTATTAAAATTTAATAAACTACCTAATGTACAAACATGGAGGGGGTTTGATTTTGAAGGTCATTTTGCTAATTGGAAAAATCAATTAACCAAATATTGTGGTGGAGATTATATATTCCAAATTGATGCTGATGAATTACCAAACCAATTTCTAATTAATAACTTACCAGAAATATTAGAAAATAACCCAGATAATGAAGTATATTTAGTCCCTAGAGTAAATACCGTAGATGGATTAACTCAAGAACATATTAATAAATGGGGATGGAAAATTAATGAAAAAGATTGGGTAAATTGGCCTGATTATCAATGGAGAATTTGGAAAAATAATGATACCATTAAATGGAAAAATAAAGTTCATGAGGTATTAATGGGTTATAGTACCTTCGCACCGTTACCATCAGAAGAAGAATTTTCATTATATCACCCTAAAGATATTAAACGACAAGAAAAACAAAATAATTATTACAATACCTTATAATGGCAAACGGAATTTACAAAGTAACCGAAGATTTTGAAAAAGCACTATCAGAATACACTGGTGCTAAATATGTAGTAACTGTAGATAACATGAGTAATGCTTTATTTTTATCTTTATATTATGAAAATCATATTAAGAAAAATATTGTTGAGGATTTTGTAACTTGCCCAAAAAGGACATACCCCTCAGTACCATGTGAAATCATCCACTCGGGGTTAAAAGTAGAATTTACAGAAAATTATGGGTGTTTGGATATGGAAAAAGGCACATTAAAAGGAGCTTATGAATTAGGCAATAGCAATGTGTATGATTCCGCCTTAAGATTTACAGCTGATATGTATTTAAAAGGTACTCATATGTGTATATCATTTACGGGTCCTTACAAACATTTCAAATTAAGTAAGGGTGGGGCTATATTAACAGATAACTATAAGGCTTATCTTTGGTTTAAACGTGCTCGCTATTCAGGTCGTAGAGAATGTTCTTATCATGATGATAATCTAGATATGTTAGGTTGGAACTTTTACATGATGCCTGAATTATCAGCTAGAGGATTACTCTTAATGAATCAGTTTTATAATATGGATGGTAGTAAAAAAGTAAATGAAGATTTAACACTCCCATATCCCGATTTAAGTAAATTCAAAATATACAATAAATGAGTGGGGGGAAATTAGAAAAAGCAATAATTGGTGCTGGTGGGTTCGCTCGTGAAGTAAGGGCTTCCTTGAACCTCCCTAATATTAAATTTTTTGTTGATGAAGAATATGAAAAAATAGAAGAAAATATTTATGGTTTATCTAAGTTTGATCCTAGTAAATATGAGGTAATAATAGCTATTGGGGATCCTATAGATAGAGCCAATATGGTAAATAAGTTACCAAAAAATACTCACTATTTCACCTTCATAGATTCATCAGTTCAAATTTTAGATAAAAATATTGAAATTGGTGAAGGGAGTATTATTTGCGCTGGGTCTATAATTACTACTAATATAAGATTAGGTAAACACACCCATCTAAACCTCCTAACCACTATAGGACATGATGTAACTTCAGGTGACTATCTTACTACAGCTCCAGGAGCAAAAATCTCCGGAAATGTAAATATTAAGGATTGTGTTTATATTGGAACTAATGCTTCCATAAAGGAAAAGCTAAAAATTCATAATAATGTTATAATTGGTTCAAATGCCGCCGTTGTAAAAGATATAAATACAAGTGGTGTTTATGTAGGAGTTCCTACAAAAAAAATTAAATAATGAAAATACACATATTTTATAGACAATATAATATTGAAAAAACAGATAACAAAGGTAGACCAGATTGGTTTGATTATGAAAAATGTTTTAAAAATTTACTAAAATCCCTTAGAGATCAGAAGGGTAATCCTTTTAATGGTATTAAATTAAATGTAATGTTTGATGGTGATGTAAGTAAAAATTTTATCTCTAAATATAAAGACCAATGTAATATCCATGAATTTAAAGGTGGAAGTGATACATCATCATTTTTTGAAACTATAAAATATGTCAAAAACCAAAATATAAATAAAAATGATTTAATCTATTTTTTAGAAAATGATTATTTACATACTAACGACTGGGTAAACAAAGTTAAAGAGCTATTTAATACTTACTCTAATTTAAATTATGTTTCATTATATGACCACAATGATAAGTATTTTTTACCTTTATATAATAATTTAGTTTCTAAGATATTTACCTCTCCTACCCATCATTGGAGATCCACCCCTAGTACTTGTGGTAGTTTTATAATGCGTAAAGATATTTTTGATGAAGATTATGATATCTTGTCTACTATGGAAGGAGACCATAATAAATTTTTATGGTTAAATAAAAACAGAAACAGATTTGTAATAACCCCAATTCCTGGTTTATCAACCCACTGTATGAATGGGTTGTTATCTCCTACTATTAATTGGGAAAAATTAAATAAATAAATTATGATTAGTGTAATAATACCAACGTATCAAAGTCCTGAATATTTAGATTTATGTTTAGAATCTATTTTTAAAACCCAAACATATGATAACCAAATTATTGTAGTTGTAGATGGTTTTTTAAATTTAAATAAACCAGTATTAGATAAATATCCTAAGATTCAAATATTAGATTTAGGAACAAACCAGGGATTATCTGTAGGTACAAATTGGGGTGTTTATAATGCACAATTTGAAGATATTTTAATTGTAAATGACGATAATATATTTTGTAATAATTGGGATGTTAATTTAATTGAAAAGGCACAAGATGGGTTTGTATGGGCGGTTAATCAAATAGAACCCAACCTATCAATGTTCCCACAATTTGATATAAAAGATTTAGGTAAAAACCCTGATGAATTTAATTTAGATATATTTTTGGATTATGCTGATTCTAAAAATGTAGATAAAATAGGAATGGATGGTAGTACTTTGCCTATTTTTATGAAACGTGGTAATTATTTAACTGTAGGAGGTTGGGATATAATGTATCCATCACCTCATGTTGTAGATTGGGATTTTTTCTTGAAATGTAGTAAACATTTCCAAATGTGGAGAACTTATAACACTCATTTTTACCATTTTGCAGGAGCATCAACCAGAAAAACACCAGAAC